GGATATCAATATTACTTCTCAGGATATTTTTGATGGGCAGGCGATAGCTATCCCTGAGAAAATCAATCTGGATGATTACAAAACACCAGGAGTTTATGTTCAATATGCTAATGCTTCAGCAGAAACGGGTACCAACTATCCTGAACCTCTGGCTGGTTCGCTTATTGTGTTGAAAACCGCGGGAATTATTCAACGCTATTTTGTTTATAATAGCAGTCGGATATATACACGCAGCCAATATCATGATTTACCATGGACTCCTTGGACCAGGGAATATAATACACTGAATAAACCGACTGCCGGAGATATTGGAGTGTATACACAAACGGAATCCGATTTTCGATATATTACAGGAATCCGTAAGATAAATGGGAAGGCTTTATCTGGAGATATCGATATTACTTCTCAAGATATCTTTAATAGTCAAGCTATTTATTTAGGTGATAAAGCGAATTTAGACGATTACAAAATACCAGGTGTTTATTATCAAGATTATAATATTCATGCTCAAAATGGTGCTAATTACCCTGAACAACTTGCTGGTTCGCTTATTGTGTTGAAAGCTGCAGGAATCATTCAACGCTATTTTGTTTATAATAGCAGCCGGGTATATACACGCAGCCAATATCATGATTTTCCATGGACACCTTGGGCAAGGGAATATAATACATCAAATCCCCCCTCTGTTGGAAACTTGGGAGCATATACAAAAGAAGAATGCAATAGTCTTTACATTACTAACATCCGTCTTGGTGCTGAAGTACAAATAGGAGCTGGTGGTGTATTGGAATATCACGGCCCTAATGTGTTAACTGGATTTTATAATAGAGACAGGGATTATTCCGCTGAGACGTTATATTGGAGTCCCATTCAATTTCTTAAAAATGGTCAATGGATCACTATTATACGAGGATAAAAATAATGAATTTGGTAAATCTTGGCCCATTTGAGCAATATATACCTGACAGTGAAGACCCTGTGCAGTTTGTACTTTATCTTCAGGATAAGCAAGGTAATGATTGGTATACATCTCAAAATCGATTCTCAACGGAAACACTAAAGATTATGTATGATGCTAATGGTCTCATTCGTGCAATAACGACTGATGTATCTAAATTTGCACCACTTGGTTTTTCTGTTGCAGAAATTAATAAGAATGATGTACCTAAAGAGTTTGACGAAAACACCAATGAAAAATGGGTATTTGATGGTAAGAAAATATTTCCTTATGTTGCAACTAAAGAAGAATTAATTAAGAAAGCAGAATATGATAGAATTCAGTTTCTAGTTAAAGCTAATAATATTATAGTTCCATTACAAGATACCATTGATTTAAATATAGCTACTGAAGAAGAAAAGAAAATTTTATTAGAATGGAAAAAATACCGAATAATGCTTAATCGAATTGACATTTCGACAGCACCAGAAATTGTCTGGCCAATTCAGCCATTATCATAACTGAAAAAGACCGGAAATAGAAAATTTTCCGGTCTTAATAACTTTATTATCATTTTATTTTTAGATACAATCAACATTATGATATATTTAAAAATATCGATATTTATTGACTGTTATGGCTTTATTTAACATGATTAATTCGTAGTTTAAGATATATTTTACTATCATCATGCTGCCATTACGATATAATTAAATGCAATATTACGTGGACGAATAGTTATTGCGAATCTGGGACGGATAATACTTGTTATTATTTTCGATGATAAGCCATTGTCATAAAAATGACCAGGCATATTAGAACCATCAGGTTGTTTAAGTTCATTAGCTATAGCTTCTCTAATAGAATCTTCATTACCAAACGCAAGACCAATAATTGCGTTAGCATCGTTAGTGTCATCATTATTATAATCTACCATGGCTGTTCTGATAATTGTTGCTTGTTGCTGAGACAATATAGTTCGATTATTATCGACTTTTCTTCCATCATCCCAGCCGCGGATAAATTCCCCTCGTAAATCCGGTAAATTACCACCAGGGTAAATCTCGGCTAATTTTGGATATAGCGACTTATCAAAAGCAGCACCGTTACATTTTAGCCATCCTTTTGGGGGTATCTCAGTCGGCCAAGGAAGTGGCACACCAACCGGGATTAGCTTTTCCACCAAACCAAGATTTTTCAA